GGAGTACGCGCCTACGACTGGGGGCGTGTGGGGGCGGAGAGGATTCAGCGTGGTGGAGTTAGAGGAGCAATAAGGGGGCGATAATCATTCAGGCACCACAACAGTATATCGTTCGGTCGATAGACCTGCGGACGATTGTAAAGGCTGATTTTAACCTGAACATCTCTCCTGAAGAAGAGAAGAAGTATTTCATCAAGCAAACGGACAGCCAGTACCTGCGGCAAATCAGACTGATCACGGGCGTCTCGTCTAAGTATAACCCGTACATCGTCTTCGTAGACATCAACTACCACAAGGACATCGCGGTCACGCTGTCGCGGCTGGCGTTTGAAGGCATCAGGATACGTGGTCGGCGGTTCGTACTTGGTGAGCGTAGCGCGTCTATGGTGCGTCAGGGCGTTTTGTCGATGGTGGATGAGTCGATTGCCGCCGAGCTGGAAGAACGCATCACGATGGGGCTGGACATCGAGAAGACGGTACTCAGCAAATGGTACGCCTATCGCGGGCTCGCGCTTTCGTCAGCGCATTGTATAGAGGGGTATACCCCCAAGATGATTGTAGTCCCCGACTACAAGACCGTCATCAAAGACCAGCGTATCAAGCACCTAGTCGATAAGGTGACGAAGTACACGAACTCCGAGGGTAATGAGTTCGAGTTCACGCAGAAGGATGTGGCCGAGGGCGTGTTTGATTACGAGATCAACGCCTTCGATGGCGTCGGCGTTATGCACAGGAACATTGCGAAGAGGATCGAGGACATCACCCACAGCACGACGCCCATCACATCATGCATCTATCGGCAGCCGTTCATCAAGGGCTGTTTGCATGTGTTCGATTATGAGGGTTTCCTGTCGGAGCGCGGGGTTGAATATATAACGGACGTCTGGGGCGTGAAGCACAGCATCCATGACGAGATGATCATCTTGACGATGAGCATGTACAAGGGCTTCGGCTACTTCAAGCAGTACGGCGACGTCCGGGACTGGGACAGGTACTGGGCCGCGTTTAACAAATACGAGCACTGCATCTCCATCGCCCGTACCAACTTCACAGAGGATGAGGAGCCGGTATACACGCGGAGCAACTATCAGGTGTTGCAGACGCTCGACCTGCCGTATAACGAGTTCAAGACGCTGGCTCACAAGTCAGCGCAATGGGTAGAGAAAATCGTCAGCGGCGACGAGCTGTACACCAAGTGCTTTCTTGGTATCGTGGACGGGAAGTGCAAGGCACTGAACCCGTATGTAGCCGCCATCGCGAAGAACGACGCGATGATGAAAGAACCGACAGTGAATAAGTACATCATGTCACTGCTGGACAAGTTTATCAACGATATGAAGTGCGGCAAGCTGTATATCAAGTCGTGCTTCAAGTTTATCGCGCCCGACCTTATCGCGCTGATGGAGCACATCGGGGGACTGCCGGTTGTCGGCAGTCTCGGCCCCGATGAGTTCTGGACGAAGGGGAAGGGCATCACATACGACGGGAAGTATGTGGTAACACGCAACCCGCACATCTGCCGCAGTGAGAACGTGGTGCTTCGGGTGAACAACGACCCAGAGATCTGGAGATGGTGCGGGCATCTGACGAACGTGGCCATACTGAATGTAAAGAGTTTGGTGGCACAGAGATTGAACGGTGCAGACTTCGATGGTGATATCGCACTGGTCAATGACAACCCGCTCTTCCTGGACGGGTCTGACGAGAACGCCACTATTGTGATAGACATGGAAGACAAGGTCACAGCCCTGTCTGAAAAGAACGACGCCGCCGGACGCGTACTGCTGTTGACGCGAACGACGAAGAACATGATCGGAGAGTACAGCAATTATGCCAGCGTCTTCCTGAACCGCTGTCCCAAGACGGACGAGCAGGTGGAGCGCTACGAAAAGTACGAGGACATCATCAGTGTGATTGTCGGTAAATCTATCGATTACGCAAAAACCGGCGTGCTTTATTCAATGCCCCGCGTAATCAGCAAGTGGGGCAGACCCCTCCCATATTTCATGCGGTATCGGTCGCCGTACTATGCGAGGATGGAACTTTCAAAAGCGCCGAGCAACATGAACAGACTGTGCCGCGAGCTGGAGAAGTGGGAGCGCGAGCTCAAGTGGCGGCGCAAGGAGAGATTTGATTATAGCGTCATGTATGACGAAAGCATAGAGTATACGCAGGAGCAGTTCGAGGCCATTGCCAAGATTTTCAAGGACTTCTGCAAGGAGAGCAATGAGCTCCAGAAATACCAGACGCGGGTGCGGCGGTACGCTGACCGCGAAGTCAGACAGCAGTTCACCAAGTTCGAGGCGACGACCTATATCGCCGATTGGGATGCCTTGTACCAAAAGTATAAGAAGCTGTGCGCGGACGTGTGCGACGACCAGCGTGTCGTGGCGAACATCGCCACCAAGCTGGTGCATGATGTCTACAAGGGCCGTGGCAGGAAGTTCCCGTGGATTGTTGCCCCTGAGGGGATTATTGAGAACGTAAAGCCGCAGGCGGGCATTATGGTGCCGAGCCGCGATGACAACGGCGAGGAGACTTACCTCGGCAGGCACTACACGATGGTGCCGATGAACGGCGATGATTTGGATATTACGATAGAGCCTGGAATGTTTGATTTTCTGGAGGACGGTTTCTATGATTGATGAAGTCTTGGAAGTCAAGAAGTATCTGGCCGGAGAGCCCCCGCGAGAGAAGAAAAGGCTTTACCGCGCTTGCTATATGATTGCCAAATACCTGAAGGAAGACGGCAAGTCCCCCGTGGACACCGTCTCCTTCATTCACGATTGGGCGAATGGAGAGACGTGGACTGCCGTCAATCTCTTGCAGTGCGTGAACGCGGCGTACATGAACGACACTAAGCTTCGCCGGGGCAGGAGGGTGTTCGTATCAGACGCTGATGTACAGGCCATTATGGAGCATGCACCGACGGATACGGATAGAAAGGTGGCTCTGGCCATGCTCTGCAACGCAAAGGCGTTTGCCAACAAGAAGGGCGTGTTTCAGGCATCGACGGAGGCCATCGGTAGCTGGATAGGTTTAAGCGGCGCTAACATTCGCAACCGGAACATCAAGCGTCTTTGCGAGTGGCGGTACATCGAGAAGGTCGACACCGACCGTGGGAAGGGCTCTGGCAGGTTCACCAAGTACAATCGCGAGCAGTCCTGCTTCAGAATACTGGTGCCTTTTAGCGGCAACGATGGCGAGGAGCTCGTGGACAACGACATCGGCGCGTTGTACGCAAAGTTGTTTGCTGGCAAGGGTTCTGGCCAGGATTGTTGATGTTATAGGAAACTATGATAATAATTATGTGTCACCCACATTGTGTCATCGTAGTTGAGTCACCCCATATGAGTCACTAATTTTATTTAGAGAGGTATTGCAGAATGGTACTTATCGGCAAAGAAGAAGCTGAATATCTGCGGAAGAGATTCCCGAATCTTAATATCGTCAGGACGATGAAAGCACACAGCCAACGCCACCGTTATTACGTGGAAGAGAGCAACAAGGTGCTGAACGCCCTGAAGTATTTTGAGAAGGAGAGGATGCATAGTGCGAGCTAACTGTGAACAAGTCTTGACTGAGGAACAGCTGCGAGAAGCCGGGTTCACACCTCTTGAGGAAGTGCAGAGCACCGATATCTCTATGATGAGTCCCGAGACGATTCAGAACATGGAAGACTTCTGCAACCGCGTGCTCTGGATCGATGACGATATTGACCAGCAGACGAACGGTATGGTGATGCGCCACATCATTCAGTGGAACCGCGATGACCAGGACGTGCCTGTTGAGCAGCGCCAGCCTATCTATCTGTTTATTAACTCGAATGGCGGCGAGATGAGCGCGGCGTTCGCGCTATACAACTCGATCATCACCAGCAAGACGCCCGTGTTTGGCATCAACATGAGCTACGCCTTCAGCGCGGCGTTCATTGTACTGCTTGGATGTACCCGCCGGTTCGGTATGCCGTATAGCGCATACATGATGCACAGTGGCTCTTCTGAATCATACAGCGTCGGCTATAAGGCGGCGTTCAATGGTGTGAAGCACTGGGGCTGGCAGGTAAGAGACATGGTAGACATCGTGCGCTCGCGCACGAAAATCACTCAGGATGACGCCGAGAGATATATCCAGACCGACACCTACTTCGACGCATCCGACGCGTATAAGCTCGGGATCATTGATGAAATCATCGTGAGCATCGAAGACTTGCTTCAGGCGAAAGTCGACGAGGAGATTATCGAAGAATAAATCTTACTGGGGGCGATTGCTTGGCAACCAAGAAGAACGTAACGCGCTATCCCGACCGTGAGGCACCGCCGGAGACGCTGGACGATTCGCCGTTCTACGGTCTGGCCAAGACCATGAATGACGAACAGCGCAAATATATCGACCTGATGTGGCAGGGAGCGAAGACCGGACGCGTGATATTCGTGGAGGGCAAGAGCGGCTCTGGCAAAACAACGCTTGCGGTTCTGCTGGCTGTGCTGGCGATGGACTACGGGCTTGCGAACAGGACATACTATATCCGGGCTATGGGCGGGTCTGCTGAGTCAAAGGTGGGCTACCGCCCTGGCCTTTTAGAAAAAACGAAACCTTATTTCATACCGGTGGAGCAGGCACTGCTCGTGGCCGGTATCAGTCCCGAACGTAAAATCTGCTACGGGGATATCGACGAGGAGACGAGTATCGACAACCCCATTTATTGCAGCGGACAGATGTATATGCGCGGGTGCAATCTCGGCAGCAACGACAACAACAATCGCTCTATCGTAATCATCGATGAGGCGCAGAACGCGACCATCGACGAGATGCGGCTACTGCTGACGCGTGTGTTTGACAACAGCCTTGTGGTCGTTATCGGACATCGTGAGCAGATTGACTTGCCGAACAAGAAACTGAGCGGATTCGTGCCATATATCGAGCACTTCGCCCAGCGCCCTGACCTGAGTGACTATACTCAGCTGACGCAGTCGCGTCGTGGCCAGGTGGCGGAGTGGGCTGACGAAATCAATAGCAAAGGGTGAAGAAGTTTTGGAAGTCGAATTGAAGAAAAGAGATGACGAGAGCAGGACGCAATACATCTTCAGGCTCGCAACCATGAAAGACCGGGGCGAGCTGGATATGACCTGGGACGAGCTGGCCAAGGTACTGAACGAGGAACTTGGTTTGAGCTACGGGAGCTCTGCTTATCGTAAACCGTATACACAGGCGATGACGTTTTACAACGAGGTCTTTGCCAACCAGAACGAGAGCGAGGCGGCGAAGGAGCTGCGCGAGGCGAGGCAGGAACTGTATAAGGAACGCACTCGTTTGCGTGATGAACGCAACCAGCTGAACCGACAGCTTCGTGAAGAAGCGAGAAAAGAAGCATTTCTGGAAGAGGTCAAGAATACGCTGGCCGAACAGATCCCCATCAAGGTGGAGAAGAAGCAAGACACCGGCAATCAGGACGTGGACGCTATCGTGTGTCTGTCTGATATGCATGTGGGCGTAACCGCGAACAACGCGCAGAACGAGTACAATACAGACGTCATGCTGGAACGGCTGAGCGATTACCTGGACGAGATCGGGATCATTCAGAACCGGCATCACGCCCACACCTGTCACCTCTGCCTTTTGGGAGACCAGATCAGCGGGAGCATCCACGCCTCAATCACTGCGACGAACTCGGTGAACACGGTACAGCAAATCAAGCTGGCGTGTACAGCCATCAGCCAGTTCGTTGAAGGACTGGCGGAGATCTTCTACCGTGTGAATATCTACAGCGTGAGCGGAAACCACAGCCGCGTGAACTCGAACAAGGACGACAATATCCCAGGCGACAATCTGGACTCGCTGATTGCGTTCTATCTTGAAGCGGCACTCGGCAGTAACCCGCGTGTGAAGATATTCAATACCAGCGACGTTGCCAACTTCTACGACTACTCGCGCTTGTTTTACACGGACGCCGGACGTATAGTTGTAGCGGTGCACGGCGACTTGGACAGCCCGAACAACGTGGTCAGCAATATGACACAGCTGTACGGTGAGACGCCGGATATCGTGTTGATGGGGCATATGCACCACAGCGCGATGAACACGGTCGGCAAGACGAGGGTCATTCAGTGTGGGTGTCTGTGCGGCACGGACGGATACGCTTTCAACAAGCGGCTGTTTGCGCCGGTGGAGCAGACAGTAATCATCACCTCTGGCCGAAAGACGGTCGAGTGTATCTATAATGTTTCTCTGGAAGACGAGAATGTATATCCCTTCGAGGAATAAGGAGAGGTAAAGAATTATGGCGATGAAGATTGTGTCCCCGTGGGTGAACTTATACCGCGAGTATGAAGAGTTCTTCAGGCGCGACCCGTATGTCAAGGTGCTGTGTGATGACGAGCACAAGACCATCGATCTTTATGTAGACGGCGATGCGAAGGCTGAAGCCCTTGCAATGATGATGCCCGCTGAGCGTGCGTTCGGGGGCGTCGTGGTGAAGATTTGCGTCATCCCGTCTAATGATAAAACGAAGACGTGTGGCGACCTTTGTGTGGACGCGTTCAGCAGCAATGAGGCGCTGGCGTTCACCAAGACCATCCACGGGCTGTTCAATAATGATATTACTTATGTGGTATTTGAGAACACCGTAGTGCAGTATCACAACGACGACCTTGGCGACATCTTCGGTCAGCGCTCGTGCCTGTATCAGGACTTGGCGAAGGACATCTTCACCGAGGCCGACGGTGTGTATTTCTGCACTAACAAGAACACATATAAGGGGCCTGCCGGTTATTGGCCGTGATGCCCCGGTGTAAGAGTGAGCCAGCGGGAAACCGCTGGCCTTTTGTATTTTTGGGAAAGAGGACGTGTATATGCCAGCGATACCAGTTGTAATCAAAGAGGAACGGGTCGTTGTGAAAGAAGTTAAGCCGAAGCCCAAGCCTAAGAAACCAAAGGTGATTAAGGCCCCGGAACTTCCATCTGTTTGCTCGATGTGCGGGAAAGAGTATCCCTATCAGCAGGGGAACTTCGTACAGGTGGAAAGCCCAATGTACGCGCACAATTACAACTATGTGACCGTGTGCAACGAGTGCCTTGAGCAATTCTTTCAAGACCACATCAAACAATACAGCGACATGCCGCGAGCCCTGCGCCGGACGTGCGAGTGGGTGGACGGCTATTACAGCCCCGCCATTGCTGAGAAGCTCGGCGATGAGTTCAAGGCGGCTGACTACTTCAGAAAGGTGAGACAGCTGAAGACTGCGATGAATAAGTCGTGGGACGATACTGTTACTGAAGAGAACGATAAGCGCGTGGCTAATGTGGTCGCTGGGAGCGGTACTGGCTTGTCGGCCAGTGAGCTGATGGAAGCTATCGACATTTTCGGCGAGGGCTTTGAGGAGAACGCATACGGCGATATGCTGCGCATCTATCGTGGATATATCCTGCCCTTGGGCGACACCGCCACGGCAGGCCAGCTGAAGAGTGCCCGCTTTCTGGCGGCATTGGAATACAGGTGCATGGAGGCCATCAAGAACGATAAGCCTAACGCGTCCGCTCTGTCATCGACTCTGCGGAAGTCTATCGCAGAGAGCGGTTTCGACACCGTGGTCAAGAAGGGCGACGACAACGATATGCCGCTGGGCGTACTGCTACAGCAGATAGAGACGATGACCCCGGCCCAATACGTGAAGAACACGCCGTACAAGGACGTGGACAAACAGGGCACGTATTACGACCGCTTCTGCCGCAGGCCGTTGATGAACCTGATGAACAGGGCTTCGCAGAAAGTGGATGACGAGCTTTCTATCACTGACGAGGAGGCGGCGTCGTTCGACAGTCTCGGCGGTGATGACGATGGGTAATGAGAGACTGCTGGATAAAAACCAGAAGGCTCTGTCTGAGCATTTTACCGAGGGCTGGCTGAGCGACCAGAACCACATCAACGCGCTGATAGACTGGTGTGACTTCTACCGGCACAACATTCACAGGTTCGCCGAGCACTACTTAGGGCTCAAGCTATACCCGTATCAGAGGATGATGCTGTACGAGCTTGGCAATGCGGACGAGAGTATGTGTATCGCGGCTCGTGCTTCGGCGAAGTCTTATGTCATAGCTATCTTCGCTTGCAGTGAGGCAATCCTCAGGCCGAAGAGCCAGATCGTGATTGCTTCCGGCACACTGAAGCAGGCGAAACTGATTGTATCCGAAAAGATCGAGAAAGAGCTCATGCCAGCATCGCCCAACCTCAGGGCTGAAATCAAATACATCAAGACACGCGGCGACGATATCGAGGTCATGTTCAAGAACGAGAGCTCAATCGTGGTTGTTGTCGGCAACGACAACGCCCGTGGCTACCGCTCTACCATACTGATTCTCGAAGAGTGCCGCATGATCAAGAAGTTTATTATCGACTCGGTACTCAGCAAGTTTCAGCATGTACGCAACGCGCCGTATAAGGACAGGCCGGAGTATCAGGATATCGAGCCTGAAGAGAGCAAGACGATTTATATCTCGTCTGCTTGGTACCGGTCGCATTGGATGTGGCGTAGCATCAAAGATATAGCCATGCAGGTGGCGCACGGGAATATGCGCTACTCCCTGCTGGCGTTCGACTACGTGCTGACGCTGTTTCATAAAATCAAGACGCGCAACCAGCTGATCAAGGACAAGCGCCGGGATGACCCGACTACCTGGATGATTGAAAGTGAAAATATCATGGTCGGCGAAAACGAGAACGCATACTTCGACTACGAAATGCTGGCGGCGGCACAGACTATCAAGCAACCACCGATCTACCCGCGCAGGGACAACTATAGTCCCGTCAAGAAGGGCGACATCCTGAAGCATCAGGAAGGCGAGGTGCGCATTCTGAGCTGCGATATGGCTTTCGTGGATAAGAAGAATAACGACAACTCGATATTCTCCATTCTCAGGCTCATCCCTGAATACTTCGACAATGGGAGTATGTACTATCAGAAGCATGTGGTGTACATGGAACACATCCACGGCGGCGATACGATGGAGCAGGCGCGGCGCATCAAGACAATTTTCTTTGACACCGACTGTGACTACATCGTGCTGGATATGCGCAACGGCGGCTCGGCTATCTATGATATGTTAGCGCGACCGACCTATGACGAGAGCAGTCAGACAGAGATGCCCGCGTTCAAGTGTATGAACGACGAGAACACGGCGAATCGTGTACGAGTCGATGGCGCTATCGACGTGCTGTTCGCGGTGAACGCGACGGCAAAAATCAATAGTGAGATTGCTCAAATCACCCGGCGCGAGTTTATGGAGCACCGTATGTATCTGCTCGCGCAGTATGACATCGCTATCGACGAGATACTGCCGAAGGTCAAGGGATATTCTGACGCTATCGAGCTTGATACTCAGATGTTCTATGAAGGCCCGTATATCGAGACGCGGGCTTTGATTAACGAAATGATTAACCTGACGTATGACCGTATGCCGGACACAGGCATTATCAGAATCGCGGAGCAGGGCAACAACACGAAGGACAGATACACGTCTGTCAGCTACGGCATTTACTTCGCGTCCCTGCTCGAACACGACATGCTGTCTACGTCGAACCAATATGAATATCACACATATGTAAACTAAGGAGGTGACAGCGAGATGGCTGACGAGAATGTAAGTTATGAGGCGAATGCGCGATGGTCTAACGTATCGTGGGTGCCGTATGCCGTCGGGTGCAATATCCTCGACTTGTACGACATTGACCGCATTAAGCAAATCGTGCAAGACCCGATGACGAACAACCGAGAAGTCCGTGAGTTAAGCAGAATGCTGTACTCCTGCAATGGTGTTGTA